TGATGGTTGGGCACATGGAAAAGACCACCGCCTGGGGCACCGGGCTGGAACAGATGAATCTGTGGTTCCTGACTTATGGTTTGCGACCGATCCTGCGTTCGATCGAACAGGAAATTACCCGCGCCATTATGACGCCGGCCCAGCGCATCGCCTATTATTGCGAATTCAATGTTGAAGGTTTGCTGCGTACCGACAGTCTTGGCCGCGCCAATGTCATGAAGATCATGGTCGATACCGGCATCAATACGCCGAACGAAATGCGGTCGAAGAACAACGATCCACCCATCGAAGGCGGCGACAAGCTGACCATGGCCTCGGGCCGTCTGCCGCTCGACAAACTGGGCGAAACGCCGCCCCCGTCATCAACGCCGACGCTTCCTCCACCTGATCCGGTCAAGGATCAACCAGCCGCGTCCTCCGCGGGCGCATAGGGGACCGATATGCTCCAACGCGAACGCTACGCGGCGCACGCCGAACTGAAATTCAAGGGCGATGGCGCGACCGGCGAGATTTCTGGCTACGCCTCGGTGTTTGGCGTTCTCGACCAGGGTGGCGACCTGATCATGCCGGGAGCGTTCGACGCGACACTGGCCGAACACAAAGCGAAGGACAGCTTGCCGTTCATGTTCGCTGAACATTCCGCCTATCAGTTCGGCGGCGATCCGCTGCCGATTGGCAAGTGGAACGACATGACGGTCGATGACAAAGGGCTGAAGGTTTCCGGCAAACTCATCGCCCTCGATCACCCCGACGTGAAGCGGGTCCACGACCTGATGGTGGCCGATGTGATGACCGGCCTGTCCATCGCCTGGGCGGCGCGCGAGGGCGGTGCCACATGGGGCACCAAGGCGGGTGAGCCACGGCGCACGCTGACGGCGGTGGACCTCTACAGCGTGGACCCGGTGTGCGATCCGATGCAGACACAGGCGCGCATCGAGAGCGTGAAGTCGGCGAAGAACGGTCACGCGGCGGTGGAATTACGCAACGCCTGGGCGCTGTTGAGCGAGATGCCCGACACCGACGAGCGCGCGGCGTTATTGAAACATGTCGAACATGTCTACAAAGAAGTAACCGGTGAGGAACTGAAGACCAAGGCCAAACCGGAAACGATCCGACAATTCGAAGACTGGTTGCGGGACGCGGCCACCCAGTATGGGTTTAAGTATTCGAACTCGGAAGCCCGCGCGTTGGCTGAAGGCCGCGCGTGGAAGAAGACGCAGACCGCCGATCCTCGGGAAGAGGAGGCAAAATCGAAGCGGAGGGCATTTGGCGACATAGGCCATGCTCTCAGCGGCTTTTCCCTTCCAAAGATAGGAGACTGACATGCCCGATGGTGGCGACGTTCCAACCGATATCGAACTGAAAACCTTGAGTGTAGACCTCAAGAAAGCGACCGACGAGGTCAAGACCTTCGCGGAAAAGGTGCAGACCGAGATGAAGAATCTCGGTGTGGCCACGACCGAGACGAAAGCGGACGCCGACAAGGCGCTGACCGCGATGAACGAACTGTCCACCCGTCTGACGGAAGTGGAACAGAAGATGTCACGCCGCGGCAACGGCGATGTGCCGCCAGACATGAAGACGCTCGGCCAGCATGTGGTGGACGACGCGGGCGTCAAATCGCTCATGGAGCAAAAGAACGGCCAGGCGCGGATCACCGTGGAGTTGAAAGACATCCTGTCCGGTCCCGGCATCTGGGGCACGGGCACGTCACCGACCAACTCGCTGATCATTCCCGACCGTCAGGCGATGGTGATGCCGCCACGGCGCAACCTCGTGGTGCGCGATCTGCTGACGCCTGGAACCACCCGGTCGAACGCGATTGAATACCCGGTGGAGACGGACAGCCCGATGACGACGGGTGCCGCGGTGGTTTCGGAAGGCGCGTTGAAGCCACAGTCGAATATCACGTTCGATCTGAAGTCATTGCCGGTTCGCACCATCGCCCACTGGATGAAGGCGTCCAGGCAGATCATGGACGACGTGCCGCAGTTGCAGAGTTACATCGACGGACGCCTTCGTTACGGTCTGGAATACGTCGAGGAGAACGAACTGTTGTACGGTGATGGCACCGGACAGCATCTCCTGGGCATCATTCCCCAGGCGACGGCCTACACGGCGGCGTTCGCGCCGACCGCGCCCCAGGCCATCGACACACTGCGGTTGGCGGCGCTCCAGGCCACCCTCGCGCTCTACCCGGCCACCGGATACGTGATGCATCCGACCGACTGGGCGAAGATCGAACTCACCAAAGATGGAATGAATCGCTACATCGTTGGTGATCCGCAGAACCAGATCGCGGCCCGCCTGTGGACTTTGCCGGTGGTTCAGACCCCGGCGATGCAGGTATCCAAGTTCCTCACGGGTGCGTTCCGTCTGGGCGCGCAAATCTTCGACCGGATGAGCATCGAGGTGCTGATCTCGACCGAGGACCAGGACAACTTCGTTAGGAATATGATCACAATCCGCGCTGAAGAGCGGCTGGCACTCGCTGTCTACCGCCCCGCCGCTTTCATTTACGGAACGCTGCCGTAAGGAGACGACACATGCCCCTCATGAGAGCGATGGCTGACTGGTTTAATGGCGAACATGAGGGGCAAGTGGAGCGCGGGCAGGAATTCGAAGCATCGGAATACCGCGCCACCGAACTGGAGCGCGCCGGTCTGGCGGTGCGGGCACTGAGCGAGACGAAGCCGACTCGCGTGGTCGCCGATGATCCGGAAGACGATGACGACGACGATGATGATGATGACGACGAGAAGAAAGCGCCACGCAAGGCCGCGGCGAAAGCGAAGCGGAAGCGTTGACGCCGCTGCACATTAAAGCGCCGTGGGGCCTGGGCGACGCGATCTACGTGCGGCCCCTCCTCAAGGCGGCGGCGAAACAGCGCACGCTTTATGTCGATACGCCGTGGCCGGAATTTTACGACGATATCGACAATCTTAAATTTGTCCTGGGCACGCGGCTGCTGCGGACCCAGAACAAGAACATCCGCCGCCAGCCGCCAGAGCGTTGGACCCCACTACCGGCGGGCCTGGGCACCATCGCGCTGGGCTACGGCCACCTGGAGATGGAGGACGGCGTGTTCGCCGCCATGGAGCGCAAGTTGCCGATGACGGCGAAAGAGGCGAAAGCGCCGGACTGGACTTTACCGGAGATGGGACCGTGCCCGTTCGATACCGGTGGCGCTCCGTTGGCCATCGTGCGCCCGGTGATGCGGCGGCTGGAATGGGACAATCAGGCGCGCAATCCGTTGCCAGAGTATATCAACTTCATCGCGGGTGACCTCAAGCGCCGTGGCTTCGCGGTGGTGGTCATCGCCGACACCAGCAACGATCACAACGCGGAATGGATCGAGGGCGGCGTGCCGCCGCCACACAATCTGGCGCGGCTGCGCGGCGAGGGCACGATCAATCAGCTGATGGCGATGGTGCGCGACGCGGCGGTGGTCGTGGGTGGTGTCGGCTGGATCGTTCCGGCGGCGATAGCGATGAAAACACCGACCTTCATCGTGCTGGGCGGCAACGGCGGGATGAACGCGCCATCGAAAATCATCGACCGGCGCATGGACGGATCACGCATCGGCTTCGCGGTGCCAAGGGAGTTTTGCCAATGCATCGATATGCGTCACCAGTGCGAGAAGCAGATTCCGGATCTGGAAAAGCAGTGGCGTCGCTGGGCGAGTGCCTTGCCACGCCTTTCCCGGTCTTCCCGCGCTGCCTGACGAAGACGCTGGCGACTGAACTATGCTGGTTTCCAGAACTGGGCTACGGGTATTTCCCGGCGACCGGCGGCACCACGATCTACGACACCGCCTACTTCGCCAAATACCAGGGCTACGCGCATACCGAACTGGGATCGAAGCTGAACGTGGCGCGCATCGCGCTGGTCGCGCGGCATTACACCGGCCACCTCGTTGATATCGGCATCGGCAGCGGGGCCTTCGTTGACGCCAGACCGTTCACCTGGGGCTTCGACGTGAACCCGGCGGGGGTCGATTGGCTCAAGGCCCAGGAGAAGCTGTGGAACCCCTACAGGCGTCCCTGCCTGGCCATGTCGTTCTGGGATTCGCTGGAGCATATCCCCGACTTCCCAAAACTGTTGGAACAGGTCGAGGACAGCGTTTTCATTTCGCTGCCGACATTCGCCGATCCCGATGACGTGCTGGCATCGAAACACTATCGTAAGGATGAGCACTATTGGTATTTCAGCAAGAGCGGCCTGATCAATTTGATGTGGAGTCTCGGCTTCGCGGTGCGTGAGGTCAGCGACATCGAGACGATCCTGGGCCGTGAGGGGATTACCTCGTTCGCCTTTCGGAGGGTGTCGCGACCATGAAATCTTCCATCATCGAGGTGATCGAACCAGCTCTCACGCACGACCTGACGACGCTGGATATCGCCAAGGAAGAACTCGGCATCGACACCGACGAGAACGACGCGCGGCTGGCGCGGTGGATACGCGAAACCAGCGTTTATATCGAGCGGCATTGCAATCGCACCCTGGTCAAAGAGACGGTCAGCGAGACGTGGCACGGCACGGATTTCTGGTACCTGCCGGAAGTCTCGGTGGAGATCAGGCCGCTGACCCTGCGACGCTATCCGGTGGTCGAGATCGTGTCGTTCGGTTCGGTCGATGAAGACCCGCCGCTGACCGAGGATGATTACCAGTTGGATGCCTACCGCGGACGGCTGTGGCGGCTGCACGAGGGGGCGCGGTCTTACTGGTCATGGCACTGGTCGAACAGCGCCATGATGAGCCTGGAGATCGTCTACGTCGGTGGCTACGACAACCCGAACAATCTGCCGCCGGACCTCCAGGCGGCGTGCCTGGCGCTGCTGAAGATCCGCAACGACACCTTTGGCCGCGACCGGTTCATTCGTTCACAGGAAATCCCAGGCGTGATCAAGGAAGAATACAACAATCCCGCCGCCCCCGGTCAGTCGGGTCTGCCGCCGGAAATCTGCGAGATGTTGCAGCCGTTTCAGGAATTCAATTCATGAGCGTGGCGTGACCAAGGGCGAATACGTCGCGGGTCAGGTGGCCAGGGCCATCGCGCGCGTCGGCGAACCCGGCACGCTGATCCGGCTGGCGACCCGCACCATGCCAAGGGTCGAGGTGAAGCTGACATGCGTGCCCACGTTCACGGCCCCTGGAGAGGCCGTGGGCGGTGTGGTGCAGGGGCGCATCGATGTCAGGGTGTCGAACAAGGAAATCGCCGCCAGCGGCTGGCCAGCGCCGATCCGCCGGGGTGATCAGATCATCATCGCCGAGACGACCTACACCGTGCAGGGCGTTCAGGTCGCGGCCCCCGGCGGCGTCATCGCCGAACACATCATGCAAGTCATGGGCATGGCCTGATGGCGACGGCATCCGGCTTCACACCCCAGGCGGTCACCGACTTCATCGACATCATCAAGGTCAATACACGTCAGACCCTGATCAGCGAGACGCGGCGGCTGACGGCGGAAAATCAGGCTCTCATCACGCGTGAGTTCGGTTCACCCGCGGAGATCGAGCAACTCATCGACGGCCAACAGGGCCGCGCGCTGGATCAGGCGCTGAAATACACCGACACGATCTTCCACACGCACGCCAACGTGGTCGATGCGGCGCTGAAGATGCTGATCCTGCGCTCGCCCATCGGTCCCGGCAGGAACGGACATTACAAAGACGCGCACTGGCTGTTCGTCAACGACGTGCGGC